GTAGGAGTTCCTTCCTGCGTTACTTGTACTACGCATCCTATTTCTGAACTAGTCTCGCTAGGCGGTCTATGAGTAGCCGAGTTATAAGTTACGAATACCGTTACGTTATGTACCGTATCTTCTTCTACCGTAGTAAAGCTACTAGGCTCTATACTATCGAAAGTACCTACCGATACCGTAGGGTTAGTTACCGTACCGTCCGCTGCTATAGCTAACCCGGTTATAGAAGTCTCTGCGCAGGTAAATACGGGAAGCACTACCGGAGGAGCTGCCTCTACTTCTTTAATCGTAAAAGGGGATCTCGCTTTTATTATACTCATACCTTCTTAGATTTTATATCTACTTTTCTAAGGCTAGACTCTAAGAAGTCTACTACGTCTTTACCGTACGCTTCTCTTAGATCCTCGTCTAGGTTCTCGAAAGCTTTCTCAAAAGGCTTAGTAAAGAACATAGAAGCTTTAATACCTTTATTCTTTATCGAGTTCGCTAATATAAAGCCTATACTCTTATAGCTTAAATAACGACCTTTAACGTCTCTAAATCTTAATCTCTTAGACTTAGCCCAGTTACCTAGTTTCCCGGTAGCAGCTTCTACTCCTATTAGGTTAGAAGAAGTCTTATAAGAGAAAGGAGTATCTCTATTCTCTACGTAGTTACTCTTAACTCCTTTTACCCCTTTATCCTGATAGAGTCCATACTCTTCCATCGTAAAGTCTATATTTACTCGAGTATCGTCGAAGGTTACCTTACCGTCTAGGCTATCGTATAGCTCTCTAGAGAAGTTCTTTTTACCTTTACTAAGGTTAGTCCTCGCCTGCTGTATAACGTACTTTTTAAAAGCCGTTAGAGTAGATATAGTATTTCCCTGCTTTAGCATATCGTCATATCGTTTTGTACTACTACGTCTATAGTAGCTACCCATCCGGCTAGTTTATTCTCGAAGCGATCTACGAAAGGCTCGCAGGTTACGTCTCCTTGTACCTGGTATTTCTCGCTATATAAGTCTCCTCTCTTTAGGATTACTATAAGTCTATTTAATACCGCTAACTGCGTATTAAGTACGTCCTGCTCGTTATCGTTTCCTTTAAATAGATCGGTAACCTCTTCCTTAGATATATCTACTATATCCATCGATAGGACGCTTATATTAAACGTCAGCGTATTAGAGCCTACCGTAGTATTATTTACTATTACGTGAGAGAGCGGAAAGATAGTAGACTTATTTAAGTCGATATCGTCTATACTTCCGAAGCTAACCGTATTAACGAAAGGCTCGGCTATTAGAGTATCTTTAATCTTTTCCGTTACGTTATAAAATCCTTTCATCTTTTAGCTTTAATTAGTTCGGTCTCTATTTCGTTTTTCTCTTTCTCGAAGGCTAGATATAGAAGACTCTCGTGTATATTTAATTTAGTGACTTCGTTAAATCGTAGAAGGTCGCCTTTAGCGATTCCATATATTGATTGATAGAATCCCCACTTTCTTCCAAAACTTGCCGTTCTTGAGTAGTTAGATTCTCCGGTAATTCCTTCTTCAAATAGTTCAGGGTAGTTTTTAATAACTCGCTGCTTAAAGCGTAAAAAAAAACCGTAGTACCAAATACGATATTTAAGGGAAGCTCTTTAAACTTCTCTGCGTCCTTAAATCCTTCGTACTCTTCTATAAGGTATCTACCTTTTAACTTATTCGTAATAGGTCTATAGAGTACGCTCATAGCTTTATGCATATTCTCCCAGTCTCCGAAGGTATCGTCTAGGTCTACGTACTCGCCTAGAGTCATATCGTCTAGGTTAGGTATAAAGCCGTACTCTACCCCTTTAAATGTAAAGGTAGGAGTAAGCTCCGGAGCCTCTTTAAAGACTTTATTAAGTATAGCTATAATCTCAGAGACGGAGCTGTATTTAATCTTAAGGGTATCTTTAAGGTCTAGACCGCAGAAGATCTCTACAGTCTTATGTAATAGGAAGGAGCTATCCTCGTTATCTTCCGTATTTACTTTACTAAATTTCTGATACTGCTCTAGAGTTATATCCTCTAAGCTAGTAGGTACGTTTATTTCTACTTGCATATATATATAATAAATTTATCTAAGTATTGTATAAAAGAAAAGAGGTAGTATTTCTACTACCCCTCTTCGCTGTTAACCAATCTATCAAACAATGAAAATATAAGATACCTCTAATATATAAAACTTTTTTAATAATTCCTATAAGCCCATAGATAAACTTCATTTATTTTATTTAGTAGCTCGTCTGGCTTTCTCTGTGAGAAGACTTCTCCGTTGCCTTTTATACGGTCTCCTCTTACGTCTACCTCTAGTCTTACGTCGGGGAGTTTCCCGGGTTTTAGAGGTACTAGTATAACGTAGATACCTTTCTCCCAGGAAGCCTTCCTAATCTTTACGGGATCTATTAGTAACTCCATATATAAAGAGCGGTATATAAGGCTATATAATAACCTATAAACATCATCCCTAAAAAAAGTAGGGTCTCTATCGCAGCTCTCTTTAAAGCTTTGCGATTATCTTTAGCTGTAATCTCTTTTATAATTTTACTCATATCTTTTTAATTTAGTTTATAACGTTTTTGTTATAACCAGGAAGCATCGGAGCAGTCTCTACTACAGAACCCCTCGCTTATTACTTCCGTTCCACATTCCGGGCATTCGTATTTAAATTCTCTGCTCTCTAAGTATCTATCGTATTCGTCTTCTATATAACACATATTATATCTTTTTTTATTATGATGCTAATATATAGGTTTTTTTATTAATAACCTAGTACTTATTAACTTTTTTAATAAATAAAGTAGCTTCCCTTATTCGGGTTCTCGAGAGTATCGGTAAAGATATACCTAGCCGCGTCGATACAATCCGGGTGGCTTCCGGAAGGTTTATTAAGAGTATTCCCTTCTTTATCGGTAGCCCATATATATCCCTGAAGCTCTCTCTTTAAGTTCTTACTTCTCCGAGTAACGTAGATATCGTTTTGGTTTATTAGGTTTATCCCGTAGACTACGGAATCTCTTCCCTTAGATACTCCGGTTATTCTATGTCCGTACTGCGATAATTCGGCGATACTCTTCGGTTCTGCGGAATCCGCCACTATAGTTTCGGTTATCCCTTCGGAAGTTAGAAACCTAGATATATCTCTATTAAGTAGTCCTTTCTTATATAGTACCTCATCGAAGATATAGGAGTCGTTATATTTATATAGAGCTATTACTGTAGTCGGATCTACGGAGTAGCCAAAATCTAGTCCATATCCTAGTAGTCTCGCTTCTTCGGGTACTCCTCCTATCTCTTTCCAGTCCGGGATACAAGCCCCCTCTAGAGAACCGATTTCGCCGAGACCATATACACGCCACCAGTTTGACCAGTACCTAGAGGTCTTAGCTTTATCCTTAGCCTTCTCTATTTCTTTTACGATACTATCCGGTAGGCTATCGTTATCTTTATAGGTAAGCGTTACGAAGTCGCTATCCTCTCCACCTATTATTTCTTTATCTACCCAGAAGATAGAAGCCGGGTTATAATCGAGCCATATAGTTCCGGAGGTACGTACCGCCAACTGGCTATAAGCTTCGAAGGGTACGTTATTACACTCATTGACGTATAAGTCGGTACGCCTAGCTCCTCTTAACTTGTCCGGCTGATCCGTACTAAAGAACTCTATATAACTTCCGTTACTAAATACGTATTTTAAGGTACTTCTATTAAACTTACTTTCGCTATACCTATTAAGACCTTTAAGGATATTAAGAAAGTCCTTTAGAGCGCCTCTACGAAGGTGTGGTATACTCTCCGATACTACGCTTATCTCTTTACCGGGATTCTTTATAGCGTAATCTATTAGAATTAGAAGTATACATATAGTCTTCCCTGCGGAAGTTCCACCTCTAACTACTCTTATACGTTTATCTAATATTCGTAGCTTAGATAACGCTTCTGTCTTTTTAACTATCATCTAGTCAAGAAAGAGCGGTAGATCTTCGTTAAGGTTTATATCTTTAGTCTCTCTAGGTTTCCCGGCGTAGTAGTTATAAAAGAGCTGTACGTATTTAAAGTCGCCGTTCTCTATTCCTTTTTTTAGAGCGTCAAAGGCTTTAGGTTCTAAGGGAGTTAGTCTCTCTATAAGCTCTACCTCTTCCGCTTTAGACTTTCTTCCGGCGGTCTTATGTCCTCCGTTATTCTTTCTTCCGTCCATAATTAAAAAAGATTATTATTAATTATATAATAGATTTTTAAGGCTTTTGTTAAATACCACTAATATCTTCGTCGTCGTTATTGTTTAGATATTCGTTATATAAGTAGTATATACTCGCTATAGTAAAAGCCCATCCGAAGAAGAATAATACTAGTAATGATCCTACCATATCGGCTCGTATTTTTTAAGTCTCTTATTCTCTTCTAGCGTATACTCTAGCTCCTGTCTTAGAGCTTCGTTCTCTTTTCTTAGTAAGGTATTCCTTCTCTTATAATTTAAAAAGAGGGCGTTTACCGCTTTAGTATCGTTAAGAGCTTCTAGATCTCTCTCTACTATATCCTTTAGGCTATGTAAGGATTTAATATTGTCTCCGAACATACTAGGAGAAGAAAGCCACTGGGGGTATATCGTCTTATAGGAATGAAGTACCGTAGCGTGGTTCTTATCTAAGAATCTAGCTAGTTTCGAATAAGTAGCTTTAGCATTTTCTTTTCCTAGTATATAGAATAGTACTCTAGCGTCTACGTATTCTTGGCTTCTAGTCTTTTTAGATATATCCTTTATCCCGGTCTCTACCTCTACTAGTTGCTTTATCGTATCTAAGTTATTTATCATTTAATCGTTTATTTATATTATCTATAGTATAGTATTTACTCTCTTTTACCGCTTTTAAAATCCCGGCGCAAGCTTCGTACATTTCCGCTCTTTCGTACTCGTTAAGTACTTCTTCCATATCCTCTATGGTAGCTCCGTCGGCTATATCCATTAAAGCCATTATATAAAACTCTTCTACTCTTTCTTTATTAATCGATGACATCTCTTATTACATAAGCATTTAAGTCTTCCTCTACCCTAACAAAATATTTTTCATATATTTTTAATGCGTACTCCAACTTATCTTTTCCTGACTGGTAAAAGTTTTCGGTTACATCATATATTCCTAAATCTCCCGTAGATTTATCAATAGCAAAAAACTTAAAATCTTTCCAGTCTACTTTAAATATATTACAATATATATATAATTGCACATCGTAACCATATTTCTTTGCACTCCATTTAAAGTTTTTTAAGTCACTTGTCGTTTTTAAATCAGCAATATATCCTTGACCCAGAACGTCCGCTTTAGCACGAAATGGGTAACCGTGTAGTATATCAAAACCTGGTTGCTCAAATTCCGCACCTCGTGTTAACTCCTGCCATATATCATTTTGTAATAATGCATCGGCAGTATACATTGCCTTATCGTAATCTTTACGCGTAAATACAAATTGTGAACTACCTATTTCTCTTACTTTTTCTTTATAGGCTTTTGTAACCGCTGATTGTACTTCAACTACGTGACATAATGTATCTAGCTTTTCTGGCTCTAATGCTGCTAAGTGTATTAATCTACCCATCTTAAAAGCCCCACTATCACTTTTAAAGTTTAACGATCTAGCATAAGCTTTAGGTGAATCAATTAAATTCTTAATAGCTGAAGAACTTAAAGCATATTTCCCTAATTCTCCGTAATAAAAGTTATCATCATACATCTTTTCTAATAA